TTCATGGCGTCCATAGCAGTACCTCCTTTGTTTCCCAATTGTATTCTTTGTGTCGTAAGATTCGCGCACAACGCGCTTGTGTCAGAGCAAACTCTTCAGTATATCCGTTTGCAATGTAGGCTTCCAAGACTTCACTCCACGAGTTAGTCTTAAGAATCTTTGTAGCAGTCACAGGACCCACCCCCGTAATGCCGGGATACCCATCGGTCTTATCCCCGGTCAGGGTCTGCATTAACCAATTGTGGTTTGCTTCTTCTTCGGTAATCAGACGGGGAGCCTCATCCTTATCCGGATTCCACAACAAGCCGGGGATGGTGTTCAGGTCTTTGTCTGCGGAAACAATAACCGAATCACCGTAAGTTCCTTCTGTCTGCAAGATGCCAATTATGTCATCTCCCTCTAGGTTGGCTTCTTCACGGACAACATATCTAGTAGAAAGCATTTCCTTAACAGGCTTGTATCCGCAAGGTTTACGACAGGCTTTGCGGTGGCTCTTGTACTCAGGGTAAACGTCTTTCCTGAAGTTGAACTTTCCGGTAAACCCTAGGACGCAGAACTGAGCATCTAGAGTTGCCATATACTTTTGAATAGTCACATCGCACAGATGCAAGGCTTCATTGATATTAGAAAAGGCAACATCAGTATCTTCATCAAGCCGCGCTACATATTCGGTAGCAGAGCATATTGAATAGATAAGGATATCGCCATCGATTAGCAAGGTGCGCTGTGGTAAAACAATAGGCTTCTTACGCATTAGTCTGCCTCTTGAGCGTCTGCGGCTCTAGTAAGAACCTCAATCAAGCCATACGTTCCGTGCAGCGTGGACTTCACACAGATGCTGTAACTATCGTCCTTCTTAGGATGTTCTTTGTAACCCACGAACACCATCTCATTGAATCGCTTCTTAAGTTCAAGCAGCAACTCGTCAGTAGTCATGTAATCAATTGGTGTAGACATTCTTTAACCTTTTCAATGTGTCAATGTGTTGTTGTCTGACTGTGCCTTTAGAAGAAACTGCACGAAACAGAGCAACGATTTGTGGATACTTGATGACGGAGTATTTGGCAACATTGCTTAGATATTTCAAAGCCTTCTTACCATACACCGTCCACACAAATACCTCATCGCCTTTGTCCCGAATCGTCCCGCCCCACTTCTCTTGAAGTAGGCACAGGGCGCCACGGTGTTTGTTGCTCACCTCAATTGATGGGGAGTTGTTCCATCGAACGCATCCCTCCCCATCAAGCAGCCCCGCTGCATAGGCGTTTAGTGTGTTTCTGCCCAATTGGCTCCGCTTCGATGTACGCCGTCTAATTTGCATCTGAATTTGTAGTACTTTCCGGCTTCTTGAATAGCCTGTACGACAATGTTACCAACAGTTTCTGCGTAGGCGCCCTTAACTGTGAACTGATATTCATCATGCACGGTGGCTACTTGCTTTACCGGAATAGATTGCAAAGCAAAGTTGCGATGGGCTATGACACAGGCTTCTTTCATCACAACCGCTCCTGCACTTTGAAGCAGCGTGTTGAGGGCAGCATGGGTAGACCGTGGATACAATGGACGCGCATCAAGTCCCCGCATCCATCCACGGGTAGCCATCAGTTGAGTCACATCTGCCTTGAGGGCTGCATATGCCGGAACCTTGGCTTCAAAGTTCATCCGAGCCTTCTTGCCTCGCGCTCCGGTACCACCAAGAACAAAACCTAACTTGTCATTACCTGCGCCGTAGATGAGCGCATAGATTGCACCCTTCGCCTGATCACGGGCTTGCTTGTGGGTTGGATTTGTCTTGTCCTGCACAGCATCGGTGGTCAACCCGAAGGCTTTGGCGTTCTCCCAATGGATGTCTCCGGTCAGGATCGTAGCCGCATATACACCACCATCGTACTTGCCAAGGTAATGAGCGAGGCAGCGCAGTTCCAAACCCGAAGCATCCACCCCAACCAACACCTCGTTGGCAGCGGGGAGGAATAACGCACGGTACTCAGGCTCCTTGGGAACCTGCGCCAAGTTCGGACTACGGTGGGTACAACGCCCCGTAATCGCTCCGTTGGTGTTCACTAGTCCGTGAATGCGTCCATCAGTAGAGACCGCCCTGAGCCAAGCCTCGTCCCCGTCTGCTACCTGTCCAAGACGCTTGATGATTGTCAGGTAACGGCACAGGGTCTTAGCCTCCGGGTATGGAAGATCAGACAGAACCGATTCATCAATACGCGGTCTTCCATCAGGAGTTAACTCAATGGGCTTCCATTGATGGCGTTCCATCAGGCGTTCAGCAATCTGAAGACGAGAGCCCGGATTAAAGACTTCGATCTTCGACTTCATTGCCTTACCTGTCTTCTCCGACACACGCTCAATCACCTTAGGAGGGAAGAGAGTTTGCATCTCCTGCTCTAGCCCAAGCAACTCTTTTCGCAACTCAGCATGAAGACGCTCTGCACCCTTGATGTCAAAGGGGAAACCCGTGCGCTCCTGCTTGCGAATAATTGCAGCAAACTCATGCTCAAGGGTAATCGCCTTGGTTGCTTCAGGCATTGAAGGATGGTTTAGCAGATGCTTATACAACCGCTGCGTAACCCGTACATCCTGACGGCAGTAGGCATTGAGTTCTTCTGACGTAGTGAACTCCGGTGCTTGTCCCTTGCCAAGCCCAAGGCGGTAGCCCCATGCCTTGAGACTGTGTGAACCTACCAACTCCTTTGGAAACTCAGGAAGAAGAAAGTCACGCTCCCGGATATCGGCATGAAGCAAACGCGAAGCAACCAAGGTATCAAAGATCTGTCCACTCAATTCAAACTTCGGATAGACCCGCTTGATTGCCGGGATATCAAAGGATTGAATGTTGTGACCAATCACAGTATCTGCATTGGCTAGAAGCATCATGCCGTATTCCATGTCTACGGTCTTAGGCTCTGCCCCATCCACACTCACCGCCATGCAAAGAATTTCTTTAACATCAGAGAGGTTCAACCAATCAGCAACCATCGGGGTTTCAATATCAAATACAATTTCCATCGTGTTCTCCTTTCAAGAGATTCTAGTGACTAGAACAGATCTTCTTTACTGATGCCTTGCTTTGCCCAAGCCGCAGCAATCTTCTTTAGGGCTATGTCGTGTATCTGTCGTACCTGTGCGGCTGTAACGGGTTCCTCAGGATACTTAGCATTCAACGCTTTTGCAAGTGACTCCCAACTCTCAGGCTCACTTCCTGCGGGGATACTGCGGTAAATAGGGGGACGAGTTTCATAGCCGTAGCGAATCACAGTAGAAACCAACTGTGGACTCACGCCGAACTGCTTTGCTATGTCTACTTTTTTAGTAGTAGTCTTAGCAAGTTCTTGAATCTCAGTTACTTGTTGTTGTGTCAGTTTGCGGGGCTGCATACTTCTCCTTGCGTTGTAAGGGCTAACCAACTGTGAGGAAAGTAAATAGCACACGCTTGTCCAATGTGCTTAACTACTTCCTTCGTCTCTCTTTGGGCGTGAGGACTAGACCGCTGTGTGTACACCCGATGGAAGGCATAGAGCGATCCTGTCCACATCCATTCGGTGAACATTCCTTGGGGGAGGACGGCTCTTGCTTGTTCCGGACACACGCCATCACGAAGAAGACTTTCATAAGTACGGAGCGCAACCCCAATTGCATAGTTGAAGTCAACAATTGAACGTTCGTTATCCACGGCTTCATCAGAACTTCCTTGCTTAACATTTGCTGCCACCTTTCGTAGAAACTTAGGGCTCCATGCCTTTGGTTGAATAGTTACATAGCGTCTGCTTACTTCGTTCCAACTCAAACCCACTTGATGCTTGCCTAGTTGCCTTGCAACAAAGATCGGGGCTTCAATACGGAAAGACAAGGAAGTGTGAGCAAAGGGTGACCAATGCCCCTCTCTTGCTAAGAATGAAATGAGTTTTTGATTCTGCTCTGAGGTGTACGCTGAGGCTTCCTTACTAAAAGAAACCCGTGCGGCATCTACAACGCTGTGATCTGAACCCATAGAATCAACTAAAGTAACTGTAGAATTAAAGGTCATCGTTCATCTCCATTGCAATCTCGTGTAAGCGTCCTGATTCCTTGAAGTACCGCAGCATTCCGGAGAGTCCTGTGTCTCCCGTGAATCTGTTCTTAAGCACACGAACAATCAGTTCATTCGGTGCTTCGCCTTGCTGATTGCGTTCCAAACCAATAACAGCATCGGCTAACTGAGCAATAGAGTGAGAGCCGCGTAGTTGGGCTAGGGAGGTCGTAACACCCTCTTCATGCCCACGGTCTCCATCAGGACGGCGTAGATGCGACACCACGAACATGGCTGCCTGAGTCTCTTCTACGAGGCTACGCAGCGAGGTCATCGCGTTGTCGATCAGGCGCCGTTCATCTCCATCACCAAGTCCGGACACAACAATGGACAAGTGATCTAGGAAGATGTAGTCACAACCGCACGACTTGATCATGTAACGAATACGAGCAAGAAGGTTTTCGGGATTCACAGAGCCGAAGTGATCAAGCAGCACCACCTTGGCTACCGTTGCATCAAACGCTTCCCGCTTCTGCTCCGATGAAATACCACGCTCTTCCCAAAAGTAAGGAGGTGTATTCATATGGATACCCATGAGGTTGCGCCCTGTGCGCTTCACATTCTCCTCCAACATGAGCAGCCCAACCTTCTTACCTGAGCGAATCAAATGGCACACCATCTCACGACAGACCGAGGACTTGCCGATGCCTGTGCCTGAGGTGATGACTACTAGTTCACCCTTACGGATTCCAAGTAATTTATCGTTGAGTGCAGACCACGGATAAGAAGTCGATTCATTTTTATCGTCTTCATTAACAGTATCCCACAGATCCGAACCAAGAACAACGCCATCCGGACGATAGGCTTTAGCGCCATAGACCGCATCGATTACTCGCTTTCCTTCACCCGCCATGTGGGCTTCGTTCGCATCTTTAAAACCTACGATGGTTCCAATCTTTGCTTTGCCCGGTGTAAGCAGCATGGCACATTCACGGGCTGCCTTGCGTCCGGGCTCATCATCGTCAAACATGATCACTACTGATTCAAATTTTTCTAGCCATTCCAAGTTAGATTGGAAAGACTTGAGCGCACCTGTAGCACCTGTAGGTACAGAGCAGACTGCCCACTTGTTGCCGAAGAGTTGACCAACAGTCAGGGCATCAACCTCTCCCTCAGTCACGGTGACCATGCGCCCACCATCGCGCCACAGGTGCATACCGTACAGCGGCAGCGACTTCGTATCGCCTAGCATTACAAAGTCTTTTGATGGGAAGCGTAACTTCTGTGCAACAACGGAGCCATCCTTGATGTACTGAGCAACCTGCACAGTTTGTCCGTTGTATTCACCCATACCGTAGCCCCAAAAGCGGCAGGTATCTTCGGTGATTCCACGCTTCTTGAGCGGAGCCGTTACTACATCAATCAAAGTAGTATTGGTCTTGGTAACTTCGGCTAAGGGTTCGCCCTTGCCTGTCTCGTAATACTTACAGCCGAAGCAGTAAGCGTGTCCGTCCGTATATCGGGCGAGGTTGTCTTTGCTCCCACATTGGGGGCATGACTCATGCTGTAGGAACTCCGATTCGTTGGGGTTCGTCATAGTGTTCTTTCCATTCGATTTCGATTCGAGGGTTTGTGCTGTAGCACTTTCGGGCTTCAAGCGTCATAATCTGTCGATCATCTAGCCACGCCCACTCATTGAGCGAATCTAGAATCGACTTCACATGGTTATCAATGTCACCTAGCGGGAACAGGCTTGTGATCTTCTTCGGGGAACGACAGAAGAAAGTCACCTTCACCTTGAGTGGTCCTGCGAGGGGGCAGCCCTTGGGCTTTTTAATTGCACCAAGGGCTGCCTTCGCTTCTTTTCTGTAGTTCTCATAGGTCTTACCGTAGTAGGCAAAGCCCTTCCTAGATATGCGAGGACGGCTTGCCGGAGTAGGTTCAACCCAAAGAACTAGTTTCAAAAGTCGGACTCATCTTCCGTTGTGGCAGCCTTAGGCGCTTCGGTCTGCTTCGTGAATCCGTCTGTAGCCTTGAAGCCATAGGCATCAAAGTTATCGCCGGGAGTGTATTCACGGAGTTCGCAGATCTGTACTGCCTTCATGCGAAGGGAGATACCTGCGCCAACCATTGCCGTGAAGTAGGGAACAACCTCAAACGCAACCTTGATCTGTGAACCCGAACCAATGTTCGGAGCAGTCTCAAGCGCAGTACCCTGAGCATCAAAGAGGACAGGCTTCTGAGCCCACGACTTCTCTGCGTTTCCTGCCTTCGCCTTCAACTTGAACTTGATGCGAACTAGTGAATCGTCCGTCTCCTTAATAGGCAATCCGGATCGCTTCAACTTCTTGCCACCCTTCTCCTTGCAGGTCTCAGCATAAGCAGCATCAGCAGCCTTGGTGAGATCAGCAATGAAGGCAGCAGCAGTCTTGTCCTGCGGGTTCAACTCCAACTCCACGCTGTACACACCATCAGCATCGAACTTGGTATCCGGCGCATTCAAGCGGGGATAGACTGCGGTGCCGAGCGGGGAGGTGATTCGTGCGAACTTCTTACTCATAGCGTTCTCTTCTTTCTAGTGACTAGACTAATTGAAATAGTAGTCTGAGTCCCTGACCTTTGATATGTCCAAAGTACCGTACTTGGGAACTTCGGGTATTGTACAGGATGTTGGAAGGTATGTCAATAGCCCCTGACGGAACTCTTGAAGCAGATCCCTAGAAAAGATGTCAACAGTTGCCTGTCTCACGCACGAAGCAGTAGTCAAGTAGTCAGCCGAAAGGCACAAGATTTGATCGTGTACTGCGCCAAGATTTTGAATGCCGTTGGCTGCACAGATATTAATGGTGTGTCCTAGCAGTCCACCAAAGCCATCCAACGAATGGATATAATTGGCAGGACCACCATTAAGTGCTTTGCGTTTGCTTTGTAAGCCGTTGTCTTGACGCAGCGACAACACCTTTGCCTTAGCACCGATGCGCGTAGATACGGTAATGGTGTCGTAGTTTTCATAACGCATACGCACAGGGAAGCCGATAGGGGTCATCCAATGTGGCGTCACATCGTTGTCAATAAGAACACTAATACAACCACGAATGAAATCCATTCCACGCTTGGCAGAGCCAACAACATCATCAATAGATTCCCAAATTATTTTGCCTAAGAAAGCAATCGGCTTGTAGGTCTCAAGTCCAAACGGATTCTCACCTGTCTTACGCATCTTGTCTTCAAGCCACTCACGTGTGTAGTTGATACATGAATGCATTGTCAGACCATAGGGCAGGGTCATTGTCTGACGCTTGGTTGTGTTGCGGTCGATACCAAAGCGAAGCAGTTGGGGAGCCATCGGATCGTCAGACTTCTTCAAGCGTTCAATGACTGCTTCAGCAACGAATCTGTATGGATCAGAAGGACAGTCAGAAGGCAGGACGTTGGTTGCTAGTGCTGCAATAGGATCCCGCAACAACATAGAATAGATCTGTAAACCCTGAGTAGTAGCATCCATTGAGATGGGTAGGCGGCTTACAAAGCCTTTGCCATGCTGCCACAAGCCATTGAGTTCACGACAGGCAGCAGCAAATGCAAATGGTTCGTCTGCCTTGAGCCACAAGCGATTAGCCCAAGGGTCTCGTGCGATCTGTTCAATGGTTGCCCTGTTGCCCTCGACCCACGCTACTCTTTTCTGAAGAGGTTCTTTGTCGAGACCGAACTTATTAGCAACCTGAATGTATAGGGGAAACTGATCAGCATCACTATGTAGGGGTTTACCGTTTGCAAAACGAAGCATAGACTTAGCATATGAAACACCCTGTGGTTGCAGGAAGAGGGGCAGGGGATATCCGCGTCCACGAAAGTCTAGTTGGTGTGGGAACCACAGGGACTTGAAGTCCTTCATCTTGTCCCCGATGAACAAGGCTTTCAAGGTCAGTAGTCGCTGTGACTCGTACGATTCATTTAGGAAGTGAACCTTAGCCGCAGCCTTGCGCCATTGTCTTCGTGCATCATCGTTCGTGTTGATGTCGCTTGGCTTTGTAGGCAGTTGCTCATCAAGTGAAGGAGGCAGCCCATCAAGTGAGATGCCTTCTTTCCAACAATCTTTGATCAACTCAAGTGTGCTCGGATCGATAGCCCACGGCGTATTCTGAATAAAGTTGACAGACGAATACACGCCCGATGATAGTGATGTTGAAAGTGATTCTTGGTAAGCCTTGGATCTACTCTTTACAAGAGGTCGGGGCTTCCACTCAAGCGAGGCATAGCCACCAATCCAAGGGTTATTCCACTCCAAAGGTTTTTCAACGGTAGGCAAGAACATTGGCTCAAGCGTCTCGTGATACTCGTGACAATTCTTGATCCACTCACGGATATCTTTGGATGCTTGAATAACACAGTAACGGCGCCCACGAGCATTCAACTTGGTAATCAGTTCCACGATGCCTGTACGAGCAGCCATCATCTCAATGAGCAGCAGCCCGACAGACAAAGCATCAGCCTTAGCCCATCGCGTAGTAACCAAGTTGACTGCCTTGGCTGCCTCACGAGCAAACCTGCGCTTAAACTTCTGTCCAACCTTCTTGAATGTTTTCTTCTGTACTGTGCGAAGGAAGTCGGGGCTGTTAGCGGCAAGATCAGCGAGAAGAATCTCATCCTCAATAGCGCGACCGATAGCCACACAAGTACTAGTCAGCATTCGTTCTTGCGACAGCGCATCAACGACCACCTTAGACGCAATGACGGCAATCTTGGCGGGATCTAGTTGCTGCAAGAAAGATAAGCACCGATGCCTACGCCCCGCACCTGTTGATGACTTAGCAATCCAATTCTCAATTTCATTTGCCAATTCAGTAGTGCAACGATTGAGCATCATCCGTCCGGGGATGGTGTTGCTCTCTGCTGCAATGCGGTGGGCTTTAGCGGTACGGTTTTGATACCGTTGCTTGCCGAGTTCAACCATTTCCTTGTCGAGTTTACTTTGGCGCATAAGTAGAATTCTAGTGACTAGAAACAGTATAGCATAAAAAAACCTCCGGCATACACCGAAGTGTATACAGGAGGCTCGAAAGGAAAGGAGAACGCTGTTTTCACAGCGCGTGGATTGTATCAAGCCAACAGGTAGGCAGCCTTGAGGCTCTTCTCAAAGTTCATCACGCGCTGCGGACGCTCAGTAATGGTGAACTCTTTGGCGAGATGCGTGTACGCATTGTGGACATTCCACAAGCACATTCTGTTGGTGTCGTAATCAAACGAGGGATTGACTGCCTCGTCAACAAAGTCAACGACTGAGGACTTGGGCAGCAAACCAACGCGCCCAAGATTAACAGCAAACGAGGACAACTGCTGTTCACTCGTGAATTGATCACGCAAACTGTTGTAGAAGATCGCAGCATTAGTCACTTCTTCTTCAAAAGAGTTAACAGCGGCTGAGATCATACCCGGCAAGCGATCCCACACATGGGTGGTGTGCTTGGTCTTGAGGATGTGATCGGCAACCATGAGCCCGTTAGAACAGGCGAAGACCCTACCTCCGAAAAGGATTGAGGCAGGACGGGTCATGTTGTAGGAGTTGACCAACGCACAAGTCCACTCCATCTCAGGGTTAGTGATGGTCGGCTTGCTGACCGTCATGTTAGACACGAAGATCGGCTTGGAGTGATGCACAACGTGCGACTCCTTGCTGACGGTGTAACCACGGTTCTCAAACTGTCGGACGGTCAGGTTCCACAAGTCTTCCTGCGGTACCGGGGTGTACGAAGCAGTAGGAGCAGGGAACGGGATCGATGCCAAGTTGCCAAGTGAGCGATAAGTGTTCTTCATTGCAGTAACCTTTCGAGTTCTAGTGACTAGAATTATTTATTCTTCCGCTTAGACGGCGGCTTGAATGCCAAACACAAACTGATGAATATGTCCTCTGACTCAGATAGCCAAAGTTTATTCTGATCAACACGCCACACAACGAGTGAGGCGAAGTTGAATGCCATCTCTTGATCACCTGATTGGGAATACTCCCAAGTTTGGTGAACGGTATCGGTGATTAGAAAGCGTTCACTCACTCGCCCTCCTTTACCTCAGCAATGTCTAGCCAACCCACACGAGTGCGCTCTTCGTCTATCCATGCGGAAAGAGAGAAAGCCTTGTGTGTGTTAGGGTCAACAAGCAGAAGTGAGATGACGTAATCACCCTCGTTGAGGTTGTCTCCGGCAATACCAATACCCGCAACGATGCATCCTGCTAATGGTCTAGCCCTGTTGAAGTGATACGTTGCCCCCGCAGGGGTGTCAGCATCGGGCTGAATACCTTTCCAATTAGAATCTTGCATAGCAGTTCTCCTTTCAAGAAATTCGCGTTATTGGGTAAAGAGGGGTATGCGCGACCCACCCCATTGAAAGGCTTAGGCGTTAGAGGTTGGACGGATGGTGCGCTTGACAAGTTCGTCAACTACATACACAGCCAACTTGCGAAGGTCGATCTCAGAGGCAATAGAACTGAGGTCGAGTTCGGACGCAACATCTGAGCAGGACATCTCTGCGGCAACATCGTATGCGGAGATATGTTCTGCAACATCAGAGGCAGAGATATCGTCAGCAATGCACTCCGCAATGTCTGAGGTGCTGAACTCTGAGGCGAGGTCACCCATGCTGATCTCTTCGGCGATTGCCTTAGCATCAGGCAGCGGATGGGTGTTAAGTGCCACGCGGTCAGCGATCCGGTCAGCAATCAGGGTCAGGGCTTCGTCAGACAGGGTAACGGGGAATTCAAACATTGTAGTAACCTTTCGAGTTAACTCTAGTGACTAGAAAGTATTTGGAAACGCTCCACATACTTTACTTGTCTCGTGCGTACATTGTACCAAAGATCTAAGTCTTGTCAAGCGTTTACAATTCTACATTTGTCCACAGAGTAGCCGCGATTTGGTGAGTGCGGTCTACACGCAGCGCCTCTTCGTAAGCAGCAATAGCAGCGGTCAAATCTTCAAGCGCTTTGTGTACGCCCTCGGTAATAGTTTCCGCATGATGCATGGCTACAGCATCCTCATTGAGAATGGTGTATGCCGTGATGTGGCGCCCATCTTGCAAGGCAGATAGCCCGGAATAAAAGGCGGCGCCGTTGTCGGTAGTGATGGTCAGATAAATCTTCACGCTGTTCTCCTGTTAAATGTTTACAACAAACCGTGAGGACATATCGATGTTCCCCTTTGCACGCAAGCCAACGATACACCCTCTTGGGTCTGTATACCGTCTATCGTCTATATCGCCATCAACAACACACCATTCGTCTTCCCGAATGTAGAACTGTGGCAACTCTTGCTTGCGCTTGATGTTGAACACCATTGCTACATTGCCACCACTACGAAGATACTTGAGGCAATCATCCCAATTCCTACCTGAGTAGGACAGGGTCAATGCGACCGGAGCCTTGGGCTCAAGCGATTGCAAAGCCCGTTCAAGGTTCTTGGTGTAGTCGTAGTTCTTGTCTGCAAAGCGATACATATACGGAGCAATGTTCTCCCACGGGATGTCGCTGAGGACATTGGAGCGAAGAGCAAACTGCCCATGATGCAACTTGTGGGCTAACTCCAACTCGTGAAACAGATTCCTGAAGAACGAATAGGGATTCTCCATGAGGAATTGCGTCTTCTTGATACGCGCTGCAACAACATTGCTAAAGCGGCTACGCCCTGCGGTTACGCCAAGACAAGCGCGTTCACACTCAGCGGAGCGATTGGGACATACCTGATACCCACTAAGCCCCGCAGGAGCCAACGTGAGCCCATAGATGGGCAGTCCCTTGCCCTTGGACAACTTGGTGTTGCTGTTGGGTGATGACAGTAAACGCTGCGTGTGCTTGATGAACGCCTTGTTGTACAAGTAGTCCATCGCCGCCGCTTCTGCGGCTTGCTCAAGGGCTACCCAATTAGGGACTTGCATACCTGATGTTGTAAGAAGAGTTAGCACGTTTTCCTTTCGAGAAAATTCTAGTGACTAGAGTTAGTGAGTGGACTCGTCGTTATACCCTAAGATCAACGCGACCATAAGGGCGGGGTAAAAGATGATGCAAAGGCACCACCCTATGAATACAAAGGTAGTCAACGCTTCTCCATGGGAAGAAAGTGTTGTTTAATGTCCTGAAGTTCCTTGATTTCAAGGGCAATGGAGTGAACGTAATCGCCCCCACCGACACCTTCAGCCTCATCCTCTAATACAAGGATGCGGGAATGCAGACAATCACAGACAATCTTGCGTTGGATATCAGTAAGCACGGAGTCTTCCTTTCAATGCGGTTGCAAGAAGAATGTGGAATGCCTCAGAGGCAACAATACGGTCAACAACAAAGCGCGCAAGAGTGGCATCGTCTATGGATGCGAGAGAGGTAGGCATTTGGAACAGTTCCTTGCCGTCAATAGAGGGCTGCTCGGCATCTGCGATCCTGTTTGCCTGTTCAGCAAGAGCAGATAACGTCAGGTCTGTTTCCCAAAGATCCTCATGCAATGCAAGGTAGACCTCTTGCCAAACCAAGTGTTTGTCCATGTTGTCTTTGGTGGTATCTGCTGTTTGGTTGAGCCACCGTTCAATGGTCTCTGCCTCTTGAAAGAAGCCTCCATCATTGAGGGTGTAGGTCAGGTGTTCAATGCTTTCAATAATCGTCATGCTGTTTCCTTTCTAGTGACTAGAATGTTTGTCTTGCGACACGAGTCGCAGAACTCTTCGCCCCCTGCATCGCACAACTCGCAGTCATGCATGAAGGGTTTCTTAGCGTGTATTGTACGTTCAATCAGCATATTGTCAATAGACAGGCTGAGTGCGCGCTTGCTCCCTAAGATAATCTTGGTGCGTGTGTTCATTGTTCCTCCTCCATATCGACAAAGCCATCAGCCGGGAATGCACGAATAGTTTCAAAACCTGCCTGACACATAGACTCCTCGACATCTTTAGCCCGAAGACTAGATTCATTCACCTCTTCAGGAGTAAAGATGCAGACAGCATGATCCTTTGAATGCAGCCAAGACATGATGTCTCCAACTGCGCTATCGATTTGATCATCAGGAATGCGTAGAAGGGCAGCCCTAAGATTGTTAACTTGTTTCATAGTTGTGCCTCAATAATGTCTGCAATTGCGTCAAACGAAAACTCAAGCCTATCGTTGATTTCGGACATGAAGTAGCCACCCATGACTCCCGAAGGTGAAACAACATCTACATATGGGTTAGACTGTAGCCCTGCCCATTCGGTAATAGGCTCACGCGGGACATCGACACTATAAATGATCTCGTTGTTTGGCATGATGTGAGTCAAAGCAAACACCACGTTCTTTTGATCATCGACCGCCGAACGGTGGATAAGTCTAGGAGCCCACTCCATGCCGTGTTCCTTGGCATAGAGATCACACAGCACCCCAAGGGCGCAGAAACACTTAGGTGTCGGGTGAAGGTTGCCCTGCCCCTGCTTGTACTGACCTGAGCGAAGAGCAGCAATCCAACGAGCCTTAATTTCGATATTCATTGTAAGTTCCTTTCTAGTGACTAGAATTAAGTTAGAGGACGTTCCTTAACGCAGATTTGAAGTTGAGCGATAACGCTGTTCAGTACAAAGTGATGATCGGTGCCATCTTCGATAGACTGCGCTGCTACCTGTTGAAGCGTTTCAATAGGAAACGACACCATATGGCGAATATGGGTGCGTTCGGCTGCCCTGCCTTGTACACGGGCGATCTCTATTTCAGACAAGCCACGGTAAACATCAGTATCCATTGTGAGTTCCTTTCGAGAACTTTCTAGTGACTAGAACCTGTTCAAGCCCCCTCAACGCGAGGGAGAACCTTGAACTCCATGTATCTTATCAGAGAATTAGATCTTGTCAATAGCAGCAGGGACATAGGTACAAATAATTAGGACAATTACCACGACTACCTGTTGAAGCCCTGTATATATACCTAGTATAACTTAAGTAGTCCTAGGTCTATACCTAAGTAGTACTTCTCTTAGTCTTATATCTAATCTCTAATAGAGTCTTATATAAGGACTCAGGGATATCTATAGGTAACTACTAGTTTACTATAGGGCATTACAACGTTGATAAGAGAGTAGGCAACCTCCGGTTGTCTTGTTGTCTTGCCCGAAGAGGTTGCCCCGATGACAGTAGTTATGATAGTCATGCCCGAAGAGGGCGCCCCGATGATAGTGATGACAGTGGTTGGAAAAAAAAATCAAAAAAAAAATAAATAAAAAAACGAAAGACCCCGGACACCCTTTCGGATGCCGGGGTCGTTCTTTGTTCTAGTGACTAGAATTACTTAGACCACGCGCCGTCAATCTTCTGATCAAGACCGATCACGATATCACGCTGAGCATCTTCCGTCTTGGCGTACTTCTTGATAAGACTCCACACCTTGTCGATCATTTCATCGTAGGTCGGGAGGTCTTCGCCCTTGATAAACTTCGCAGCAGTCTTGGCATCCACCTTGCCCGCGGCATTCTTCTCGCAAGTCTCAAGCATTTCTTCGGCACCGTCAGCCATGCGGGCATCTTCTTGACCGAACGCCTTGCCACCGATTGCGCGGAGGGCATCAGCCGTGAATAGGTCGGTATCGATTCCCCGATTCTTCAATGCCGCTTTAGCGATTGCCGTTTGCATCCATCCGTAGACGGTGGCGTTAGGCTTCTCCCCGGTGGCTTCGGTGAGGAGGGCAATCGACCATGCAAGCGGAGATTTATGCGCGGAGACGATCCATGGCTTCTCGGCGTACAGTTCAACTAGTTGGTCTGCTACCTTGCCACCTGCGGTCAAGGCGGTCTTGACGGTCTTCACGAGGGTCACAATCTTCGCCTTGACGGTCGGGGCGTAGCCCGTGCAGGTCAGAGCGGAGACGGTGATGGTCTCCCCCGTGAGGCTCGTGAGGGATGCGGTCGGTGCTGCGGTATCGGTTGCGGTCTTCATTACAGTATCCTTTCAGAGCGAAGGGCGGGGTCGGGGTTCTAGTGACTAGAATTGTCCGCCTCGTTTGCCTTCGTGTGATGATTGTACACCACATTCGGCATAATGCAAGGGCTACCATTGAAATCCGGAAAGATTTCCACAAATAAACGGGGAGGGAGACCGGGAGCCATGCGCCCTGTGATGCGCCCGATAACTCACCTATTGCATAGCCATTGTATAACCCGCGGCTATCTATTGGCTATGCATAGGGCGCTTGCGGGGCGCGTGATGACCGTGGCTGCCCCTGCGCGGCTGCGGGGTACCCCCACGGGGGGATGCGGCGCGCGTCCGTATAATTAAGCCCCTTCAGATTTTTTCGCCAAAACCTGTCGTACCCTCAAACTGCACCGCAGGTTGTCAACGGGCTTGCCTTCTAGGGGGGCTAAGATGCCTCAGGATCGCTCCGTGGACTCAAAGGCAGTCGAGACCCGTCTTCGTCTCCTGAATCGCCCTGAGGGCATTCTGGCGGCTTCTTGGGAAAGACACACAGATCAGGGTTCTCCCCCATGATTTGGCTAAGGGATACTTCTAGAGTCCTTATCTTTGACTCAGTTAGTCCTAAATCATGTACTTCGTTAATCATTTCTAGTATTTCATGTAAGAGAGTACTAGAAAGTATACTACCTTGGATGTCTTCTGATACTAAGATCCTAGGACTAGGGAAGAATAAGAACTCCCCAAACTCATTCTTAGCCATCTTTGTGGTAATCACAGGTATACTGTAAGGGTACCACTTGATAACCATTGGATTTATCCTTGGGATTTAAGCAGCAAAGCCAAGAGCATATTCTTAAAGTCATCCTTAGGCTCTTCCTTGGGCTTCTGAGGACCCATAAGAGCAGTAGCCGGGTTATTAGCAAGGGCGGGAGTCAGGTTAGATTCCTTGTCCCCTGCAAGTTGTTCCTGATAAGTCTCTGTTGCCCGGTCTTCAGGCTCCTCATCTTCCATCATCATCATCTGCAACAGCATCATCATCAGTTGGTTCTTTTTCTTTGAACCCTGTTGCGCTCTATGCGCTGCCGATCCCTGAGGATTATTCGCTCCAAAGCGATTTAATTTACTAATGGTGTCAAAGCCGTCACCTGCTGTTGGACCTTCATCTGCCATAGTAAATCCTCTTACTTCTTCTTGCGATTTTTAATCCGGTCTCCGAACAAGTCCTTAAGAGGATTATGAACATCCTGCAAACCCGTGTCCTTGCGAACCATAGGGGCGTTACCCAAGTGTTGCCTAATGTTGTGTTCGGTACTTGTATGGGGTTTAGGCGCGGGTGGTGTTGGTGGTGGAGGAGGGGTCATGTGTTTTCCTTACTTAGGCTTGCGGGTCTTCATACGATCACCAAACAACGCCGTAAGGGGATTCTGAAGGTTCTGTGGAGGCGAGTTAACGGTCTTTGCCTTGCCATCCATAGCCTTGCCCGACGCCATTGGAGCCATGCCACGAGCAACCATAGGTGCTAGGGACAGGTTGCCTTTCTTTTGACTTGAAGACTTGGTATTAGTAACAACCTGCTTATTAACAGTAGGATCAACCGGAGGAGTTCCGCCCTTTGCCATGTGTAAATTCCTTAAAAAGATTTAATGTTTTGCACGGTTCACGGACCGATGCACAATTCTGAGATTAGACATACGATTGTCTTTTGGGTTGCCATTCTTATGGTCAATGTCTTTGTTATCACCTTTACTGACGGCTCCCTTTTTGATCATAAGACGCCGCATCTTGTTCCGAGAAGCACGATCCTTCTTTGAGGAGGGGCTGCTTTGGAACTTAGCGTACTCGTCTTTATAATCTCTAGGTTTAGCCATTAGCAGTCCCATCGCTTTCTTGCAGCCAAGCCGCGTTCGCCCTTCCAAGAACTACTACGCGCACAGAATGACTTGTGCCTTGGGTTGTCCTTGTCCTTTGTGGGGGCTTTAAGATTACTTCCTGTTTCACGATTGTACTTAGCGCGTCCCTTAGCAGTTAACCCGGCTCCCTTGGGGATGGATAACTTCTCGCCGCGACCTACTGACAAATTGGGCTTCTTCTTACTTGGCATTTGTACTCCGAAACTGAATTAAGATCTTTGGAGGAAGTTCCTCTTTCAGTTCGCGCATTGCCTTAGCCAAGGCTTTAGACGCAACAAGAGCCTCATCACTCCTTAGATGCTGTTCGTATTTGCAAACCGCAGCACAGGCTTTAGCGACTAGATGTTGATCCATGAGTCCTGATCCCTTGCCTTTCTACCTAAAGCGTTGTCTACAAAGCGGTCAATTTCTTTTTGGAATGCATCTTCAGCGTGATTTAGCATTTTGCGGTGGACATCCTGCCCCATCTGCTCTACCCACGAGGAGACAGCCATCGACAAGACATCGATTCTATCGTCGTAAGCCAAGGCGCCCTTAGCGCGGGTAATGCGGGACATCTGCCACATCAGGCTGTACTGCAAGGACTTCTCTGAGGCGTACTGCTTGGTGGACTCGTAGTCATCCCGGATGACCCCTGCGTCAATAACCAAGCGGTGCTGATTCATCACAGGCTCTAGAACGTCAATAATGCGCCTTTCCTTTTGGATATTGTGGCGCACTTCTTCGACTGAGCAGGGATAAATCTTCACAAGATAGGGCTTCAGCAGTTCTGTGAACATACCATCACCGAAATTGGATTCGATAATAATCTTGTTGACCTTCTGATTCTTGGCTATGTTCACGAGTTTAGACAGGGTCTCCTCGCTGTAGCCACCCTTGACTCCTCCGGCAGCCGTGACGTACAAGAAGCCATTCAACATCTTGACCACGGCATATGCGGTTTCGTTATCGCCACGACCACTTGGGTCGATAGCCATAATCCCGCCCTCGTAGGGAATCCACTTGCCTAGGATATCCATCGGTCCGTAGTATCGGTCACCATTAAAACCAACACAGGGAATGTCTTTGACGATGTTGTTGCTATTGGTTGCCCAAACAACACCCTCAGGCGCACACTCCGGATTTAATCCAAGTACCGTGAGATCCGACAATTTAAGTGGATAACGGTCTGCGTCACTCAGGGTGCTGTCGAGCATGAACTGCAAGGCAAAGCCTGTGCGTCCATAGGAGGCTTCGCGCTCCATGAGGTCAATGTTGTTAAAGCGTCTAGGATCCGTAGCCTCGCCTTCCACACCATTCCTCAGGGTCAAAGCCAACTTCTCACCAAAAGCCGTTCTCAGGCGTTCGTCAGGGTATCTAGCACACCAAATGCGGGTGCTATAGCCCTTCTCATGCAGACTGTGGTAGATCGACTGCTCCGTCTGCGGCGTACCGAGAAAGATCACCTCCCCTCCGGGTTTGAGAACGGCTTCAAATTCGGCAATAGATGTGTGCAACTTCTCACGCATTGCGAATGTAGCGGAGTTATTTAAACTTTCCACATCGTCCGCAATGATCAAGTCAGCGCGGCTACCCGTAATCTGACTTGTGATTCCCTTAGATACCACACTTGGAGCCTGAGAGGCAGGAGCAGGACCCACATCGAACGCAATCTTGGAGTTGCGCTGATCCTCACGGGGCTTCAGATGCTGACACAGGGGCAGTTCGTTGATCAGCCGCAGCGTAAACGTACTGAAATCATCAGCACGTTGTTTAGACGCCGAGACCACCAAGACGTTCAACCGAGGGTCGTGCAGGAGACGAAAGACCACATAGGCACTAGTGAGCCAACTCTTGCCTACCCCACGGAAGGCTTGTACGACCCGCCTACGGTCTCCCTTTTGGAGATACGAGGCAATGTCTAGTTGGATGGGAGTGGGCTCAGGCAGCCCCAAATGATCCCAAGAAAGGAACACAAAGTTCCTAAAGTCCTTTAGTTTGCGTTCAAGTTCACTCACGCAGCCTCTTCTTCATCAAACGGCATAATCTTCGCAAGGTTCAGCATGGGAATGCTTGCGTCAACCACACAATCAATGCTGTTGTCTTTTAGGAATTGACGGGCTACATTCAGTTCGGAAGAACTAGCAGAGCCGTCCATGATCTTTCGGAGCAACTCTTCTGCAAGAGCAGAGTGAATTTGTTCTAGCGTGTGTTTATTCATGTGAAAGCCTTAATTGCTAAATTGAGCCCTACCGAAACTCCGGCGCCTACTGCGGCTGCCATGCCCATTGTAAAAGATCTTGAATGCTCAAGTTCGCGTAGACGCTCCTCGTGATTCTTGATCTGCTCCTCATGCAGCCTTTGCATTTGTAGAATAGCATCTACTTTGCCTTCAAGTCTGCCAACCGCTAACATTAGTTCGGCTTCGGTATGCATGGTAGATCTTTTTAATAGATGCGTTCAACAGTAATGATGTTTGTATAGGTGTAATTGCTATTCACAGTAAAGGTATTAGAACGGTAGGATTTCAGAGTTCTAATTAGAATAGCAACTCCGACAGCCGGAGCCCCGGCTACAAAAGATAGGGCTCTTGAAGACGAGTTAATGGTATACGCTGATGGGGGTTGCACTACATTATTTAGAGTTACAAGGAAATCGTCAACATCTACGCTGTTAGTGCCACTCCCAAGGAATGCGGAGGTGTCAAACGTATTGTCAGTACCATCTCCGGTATAGACTTGGGTTTCTAGAGGTTCGTCTGTTACATGAGGAACAGGCAAAAGAGTGATATAGCCTGAAATAGGAACACTCGAACTATTAGAGGCACCCCTATAAAGTGTTTCAAATACGGTGGTGCTTACTTGTGGTTTAGGAACCTGACTAGAGGCTGTGTTTTGTATTTTTAAAAGATTATAAGAAACACGCCATACTGCTCCGGTGTCTATATTTGAGAAGAATAAGTCTTGCCCTGCGGTAGTTGGACTTGAACCTGTTGTTGTAAAATTACAAATAATTACAAATTCTTTATTAAGTTCACCGTAAGTTCCGGCATTTGAAAGATTTACTTCTATGTGGTTTACAACTGTATTTGAAGCGGTGTTATAGTTTCTTACTTCAACAGTAGGAGTAACACCTAAAGTAGATTTTGCCGTTGTAGCACTTGCGGTGTTTAACAACGATAGACCAAAGGTACTGTTCGGCAGCGTTCCAATTGTTCCTGCGGTAGTCGTTCCCAATACCACATTGGCGCCCACCCCCTGCATCTTGGCAAAGGTGACACTTGCATTGTCAATATCAGTAGTGCCTACTGTTGTCTTAAGCGCAAGAGGTTGCAACTGAAGGGCTGTGCGCTGATCTGCTTCGCTTGTCTTAGTAAGAAAGGTCTGCGCCAACGGCGTACAGGTAACTTCTTCGACTACTCCTGATCCTGCTGTAACTCGACCAAGTAGTTTGTCGGGAGTTACATTTTGAATCTTGGCATAAGTCACATTGGCATCTGTGATCTTTGCAGTAGTTACGCTGTTCGTATCAAGTTTTGCAGTAGTTACGGCAGCATCATTAATTTTAGCGGTTGTGACGTTACCATCAACAATCATCGCCGTCTGTACGCTAGAAACAAGACTACGCGCTACTCCAAGATTACGAATGCTGATCAACTTAGGAGAAGCCACAACGGCACTAAAGATAATCGTAGTCGGTGTTAAGGTATAGGAACTAGGGGGTTGCACTACGCCATCAATGGTCACAAAGAACAGATCTTCGTTGAGTCCTGAAGGAGCGGGACTAAGGGTGTAGGTATCCACACCTGTAGCCGTAATTGACCATAACTCCGGCTGCATAGCAGACCCACCAAAGAGGGTGGCTAGGTTGAATTGGTTTACCGTAACCGCATCTTGAGCGGCTGTTCCATCAGTAATTTCAGTAATCTTCTTGTTTGCAGCAGTCCAAGCAGTCTGTGTTACGTTGAGACCCAAAGCACCTGAGCCGCTGTCGTTTGCCTCTTGTGTTACATGGACAAGCCCCTGTACTGCCTTATCAAGATCTCCGGCAGTCAGTACGGAACCATCGTTGAAGTCAATGATGTTCGATTGAAAAGAAGCAAGATCCAAACTACCGCTTACCCGTGCAGTTTCGCGCTGTAGACGGACAGTTACGCCGTTAGCAGGGGCTACAGTAAATTGCACCGTAGGTGCTGTAGACATGGTAATAAAGGAATACCCTGTCGTTTGCAGCACGTCATTCAAATACACCTTTAGAAAGGCGGTACTTACCCATCCGTCAATCCCGGATAGAGTGAAGTTAGTTTGACTGCCGTTGCCTGTAAATAGTTTATAACTGTTTGCCATGTTGGTTTCTCCTTAGATTCATTACCTGTCGCGGGGTTGGGTTTCTGCTAGACGGAAATAGTCTGCAATTTCGGATTCTGCTACGTTTAAGAACTGTTTAACACCGGGTAGATTCTGTCCAAGCAAGGACAACCGGGCTGAGTGCAAGGTGCGTTGTGTAAAGTCTCGACTTAGGCGAGACCCTGCTGCTTTAGCCACCGTAGCGCCATAGAGGTCTTTGCTCAAGCCATAGGTGCGCCTAAGTGTGTCCTCAAGAGGGAAACCAAATGTGGACTGACCGCTATAGCGATACTGTGAGAAGAGTGGATCAGGATCTACAAGACCTTGCCATGCAGCGTCAGCACCCATGATACCTAAGAAGAATTCTGAAGGTCCTGCTACGGCTCCACGGACAAAACCTCCGGCAGTCAAAGTAGATGCAAGTTGTTCGGTCTTTTCCGTATCTGTGGTGTTCTTGTAAGAGCGCCAATCTGCGTAGTTTCGCCCATAGGCAATGATTCCGGAGAACAACAAAGTAGAACCGATTTCAGCAGCCACACGCTTACCGCCACCTTGCTGTACTCGCCCAACATTCTGCAAGAGGAAGTTATCGATGCCCTTCAAGTTAAAGGATCTGAATTGCGTTGCCGCGCTTCCCCAAAATCCAAATAGGCTTTTAGCAAAGTCACCACGGGTTGGCATATCTTGAATACGAGTACGAATAGCACGATCTACCATGTCTCGCAGTAGATCCATTTCTACCTTATCCATCGCCGCCATGCCTACAACACGTTCACCCAAGAACCCTGCCTTGGTCTGAGCGTTGGTTCCTACATAAGCAATTAGGGTTTCATATTGGTCAGAAGTTAAACCAAGTCCCTTAAGAGTAGCGGCGTCCATGCGGCTTGTTCCTCTGTTGGCTACTTCCCATAGGTGTTGCATGGTTGTAGCAGCCGTTAATTGCTGTGTCCAACTTGTCAGGGGAGCAAGACCGGATACGTCTGCCAACAGGTTGGCTGCCATATCAAGCCCACCACGAATACCCTTGGTTTCCCGTTCGTTCATATCCAAACCGACACTTATAAATTGACGGCGTAGACGGTCTGTGGAAGGAGACATCCATGAATCAATCCATGATGCAAAGTTCTGTGTAGGACGGTCGAGGTTCCACCAATTGTTGACCATCTCTTGCAAGATAGGCATTTGTCTGATGGTTTTGAATAAACCGAGAGTACCTACAACTCGTGCGGTTTCTCCCAACTGAGCCAAACCAAACTGACCACCCTTTACAAGGTAACCATAAGACATCAGGATGCCCTTAGCCTTGTCGCTAAATTCGGCTGTACCTGAGTGCAGGGGTTCAAAGCGCATAGCACTTAGGACTTCGCGCAACCCGCTTTCGTGATTAGGATTAATAGGACCCGCAACGGTTTTCGCCAAGTCAATCACTTCATCAATACTAGTGAGTGTTTTAAAGGGCTGCTGAACGCCATCTACCATCGGTCCCTTAACCCCATTAGCAGTTGCAGCCTCATTCATTGCATTTAAGAAACGCTTCTCATTTACAGCACCCATAACAGAGGTGGTATATCGCTTAAAGATAAGACCCAAATCGTTGCTTACAAGATCAGCCAATCTTAGGTTTGCAGTTCCAATATTTAGGTGATCAGCGGTTCCGGTTATTCCGGCTAATTCATCAAGCATGATGCGGCTGCGACCAAAGGGCGTCTTGCTTGTTCCCTTAGCCTTAAGAGGAGCCACGAGTCCTGCAAGTGAGTCAACTAATTCTTGATCTTGAGCAAGAAGAGGCGCGTTTTCAGTTTCAAAAGCAATGCGCTTTAGTCGGTTAGCAAAGACAACCGCGGCTTGCCGCACATCTCCCTCAATCGTTTGTTCCACACCATCAACAACAATCTTGCGTCCACCATTCTCAAACGATGTTTGAAGCAAAGTAATGAGATCATTCATGCCTTCTTCAGTACCCGTGAGCCGCCGAATACGTTCAAAGCGCCACAAGCGGGGAAGATAATTCACAATAGCCGAGTTAGTAAACCCGGAGACTCCCGCTTCAAACGCAATGTTATGCATTCGTTGAAATAGTTTCCGAGCCCCTTCTGCTGTTTCGTTGACGGCTTCCACAGCATCCGGAGTTCCGCTTCGCAATACAGCAGAAACTCGTTCATCAAACTCACGGGAAATCTCTTTGTTTCGCTTACCAAACCGAGAGAGCATTGTATTAATCAGCGTTGGAGAATCAGTAACGGTTTCTCCCTTAACTCCCATAGCAAACTTTGTAGAACCATTGCGATAGGCTACTGAGAAATGAAAGAGCGTGGATTGCACGATCTGTATGCCGTGTTCAAAGATTGTTGTGGGCTGTACGCCATCGTGGACACGCCGAGCGTTAAACGAAATGTGACCCATATACCGCGCCATGCCATTTTCCGATTGCATAGCAAGAGCGGCTTGGTTTAGGAAGTTGCTCAAGATAGGAATACGAAGCGTCACTCGCGGCACGTTCTCAAACGTAGGAGAGCCTGTTGCAGCGGAAATAGTTCCTCCGCTTGTAACAGGTGCCATTGAACGCATTGACATCTTCTTCAACAGGTTCTTTGGAATATCAATAGGAGTACTTCCGGGGACGTTCTGAATACGCTTGTTGATAATGTCAACAACAGCCCTACGTCTGCCCAAGGTATCAATAGTCTTACGTCCAAGTTTATTAAGACGCTTTGGAGGATTCTGCACGATGCCGCGCAGATCATCAATGACTCCCGCAACCATTTCACGATTAATCACCCCACCCCGCTTTTCGATATCTTCCAACACCTGAAAGATCAGCGATTTTGGGTTGTCGGGATCAAGATGCATCTTGCTTTTGAAACCCTTGTGGATTGCCGTGATCATGTTTTCCCGGCTTGCTACAGACAGGACATTGCGGTCTACTGTGCTGAAGCGCGGGAGTACACGATTGATCAAGGCTTCACTAATTATTTGAGCGTGTTGTGGGTTTCCAATCTCCTTTGTTACTTCTTCCCAAAGACGAGTATTAAAGGCTTTACCTGCAAGACGGCTTTGTTCAGCGGCTAGTACGCCACGACTAACCTTCTTAAACAACTCCTGATCAACCGGAACACCTAGGTCTTCAAGAGATTTAACAATGGTCTTTACCGTGGATGAGGCGCCACGAACAATCATCTTTCCCTGCTTAACCTTAGATCCCGGACGGATGAAACGCAACTCATCGCCAACCTGAGGAAGTTCCTTGAGTCCTGCATTCTGTAGCGCATTACGCACAGTTACAAGATCGTCTTCGTTGATCTGACTTACCTTTACGGTAACGCCCTTGAGTCGCTTGCTGAGTGTCCGTGGATTAGTTGTAATATCGAGACCAATGTTTGAAGACTCGTAAGTAGCACGGTCTACGTTCCCTGCAACAGAACCCTTTAGTTTATTAGCAGCAAACTCCAAACGAATTACGCCCTCCTCAGCAACAACATTGAGTTTGATCTTTCCCATTGAAGTCCCGTTTCGCAGGATGTTCAGCAGGTCGGTAGGTTCCGATATAGTGTGGAACAGGCGTTTTGCAAAGTCGGTGGCAGCAAAGACCTTTCGGGCTACTTCGCCCTTGCCTCCGGGAATAAACCTTCCGGCTGTAGCGACTTGGTAAGGAGGGAAGCGTGTAATCTCACCTCCAATATCTACAGTTCCTGCGCGAAACCCTGCTGAAGTAATTGGAACATTGGAGACCGTGCGCGATCCGGGAATAAACATATCTCCGGTCTTTTCCCAATCCGCGTGGAGTTCTACGCCAAGTTCATCTGCTGTTCCAAAGCCACGAGCAAACATCACGCCGTCAGCATTAGCGGTAGAACTAAATGCCCAATTAGGCGCCACATTAATTGTGTAGCCTCCGGGCAGATCAGTAACCTGCATTCTTCGTAGGTCATCGGCGGCTTCCTGAATGTTCTGTCGAACAAAGGTTCGTCCAAAGACAGCGCCACCAAGGACTCCGGAGATACCTCCTGCAAGAGCAATATTAAACAAAACCTCAGAGGCGTCCGGATTAGAGTTTGGATCGATACCTTCTTTTACGGCTTGGAACATCGCCTCTTCAGCAATACCTAAAGCGCCATAACGAAAGGCTAGATTAGTACGACCTACGGTTTCCGCCGCTGCCGTTACAGCCTCTGCAAGGGGTTGTAAACGATAGCCCCCTGCTTCATAGACGGCTTTACCTGCAAGATTAGTGCGTGTACCTAACCCGGCTAGGGCAAGAGGTTCTGCTATGGCTCCGATAGCCATCATTGCAGAAATGTCCGTAGCCATACCTACAGCCTTACCAAGACCTACATTACCCGTCATCCTTGCTTGTACTTCAGGTAGTCCCGTTCGTACAAAGTCAAGCCTGTCTTTAAAGTCTGCATGAGAAGCAGCCGTCAAAACGTATGGGTATTCCTCAAATGGGATTCCCCGTAGATCCTCTGTAATCGAATCAATATTGTTGTCCATCCCGTGCGACATCGGATCGGTAGCCGGGTTATAGTCGATACGACCCTTTGCAATATTTAAAGGATCAGGGGAGCCGCTTGGATCCCAACTTTGAAGCGCCTTTTGAACTCCGCGATAAATCCCGGCACCAATAACAGAAGAACTGCGTACTCCGGAAACAAAACTTGAGAATGGAGCAGGATCGTTTTCCTTTTCCCATGCGGTTCTTTCTTGACGTTGGTTTGCTTCGTCATTAAGAATACGGGCTTCTTCCGCAGGGGTAAGGCTAAAGATCGGTGAACCAAATATTGCGTCTGCCATAGGAATCCTAAAAGTGTTAGCGGTTTAAATACTTAGTATGCGCCACCGAAAGGAGTGGAGGTTAAAGACTCTACAAATCCGGGCATATCTGTAGTGCTGCTCCTCTTCGCCTTGTCAGACTTTAGCCAAGCAGCAAAAGCCTGAACCATTTCAGGGGTGTCAATGCGGACATCACTTGGAGCAACAATCTGATCCACAAAGCGGTTGTCACGCGAATCACGGACTCCAAACATAGGTTCGCCATCGGATCTTTCACCAATAACTACAAGTTTGGCGTTCATATCCTTGTATTTAGTATCAAGCCAAAATTCAAGAACCTTTGGAGTGATATCGCTTCTAAAAGCCTTAGTAGGAACAATAGCGCCATTCACCACAAAGTAATTAGAAGGATCCCTCATCTCTGCTTGAGCCGCTTTAAAGGCAGCGTCTGCGTTTAGAGTTGTTTGTAGGTTTGTCGTAACCCGCGCTCTAAGTTCTTTTGCAAAGTAGACAGAGGAATCTCCGGACGTGATCCCTAGATCAACAGCAAGGTCACGCGATAGAACAGAGATCTTCTCAGCGTCTTTTCCACTTCCACGAAAGATGGTGGTGTAGTCGTAGATGTTGTTGGGATCGAAATCTTCAGTCTTAAACTGTAGCCCCTGACTGACATCGTTGACCGCATCTCTTAACTTCTTTCCACCACGCATTTGACTTACAACCTCGTCTAGGACACTATAAACAACCTTCCCATTCTTTGTTCCGGCATCAATAGCAAAGGCTTGATTCATAGGGCGATTTGTTCTACCTATAGCGTAAGCATTAAGAATGTCTCCCAAACGAGGATCAAATTCTTTTTCAACCGAGGGGTTCATAATTGAACTAAGAGTGCGATTCAAAGAAACCGCATAATCCTTGTTGTCATAGGTTTCACCAAGGGCTAGGCGTGTAAACATGATTTTACCACGCACATCTGCCTTTTCACTTTGAACCTTTAGGGTGTCGTTGGGCAAAGCCATCAGCGTCCCACCAAAGCCCTCCCTTTGCGCGGCTTGTTCTGTGGCTTGATCAAGAACGGCTGAATACTTTGCGTAAGACGTAGCGTTGAATTGCTTTGTATTCTCATCGGTGTTTAACCGCAGGAATGAACGCATTTGATCTTGCTTCTCGCGTCCCCTTGCCAAATCCGGAAACGGACCTTGAACCTTTGGATCAAGGAACCTTGTAACCTCTTGGTTAAAGATCTCGACTTGTCCGGGCTGATTGCCTACACCGTTATAGAAAGCGGATCCCATGCGCTCAATGTATTGCTGCGCTCGTGCGGGGGCTTGTGCTTGCCAATTCTTTTCAAAAGCATAGAGATACTTGTCACGCTCGACAGCAGACGTTCCAAATTCATCCATTCGCTTGATAAGTGCGCTTTTAGCAATAAACTTTAACTCCTCGTCAGGACGGAGAAGCGAGGCAAGCGGAGTAGTTGCGGCTGTCTCTAGTCGCGCACTCTTAGCAACAGTTGATTCAAGATAAGTGCGGCGGTTATTCTCTCCCGCAACGCTTAAGTTTGTGTCTGCATTTTGTAGTTCAGTCATCACATAATCGCGCTGTTCCTGTGAATTACCTGAGGCGTCTACCGCCTGTAGAATAGATTCTTTAGTTACAGCGCCACTTAAATAAGACCTAACTTGCGTGTCTGTCCAATTGGCAAACTCAGCCTTCTTTTCAACAGCAAGTCTGTCTTCGTTCTCGTAGATGCGCCCCAAATTTAACTCAACTTGTTGTTTGGCATAAGCAGTATCTGAAAGAGGTCCTGTGCCTACTTTTAAACTTCTAAAAGTATCCATAACTCCCGGAGTGTTTCCGTTTGCCGCGTGATCTACAAAAGTATCAATTGCTACATTGTTGATTAGCGAGTGGCTCGTTATAGCGCCATAGTTGTTGATGCGCTGTTGAAAGACAGGTTGAGCCTCTGCGGCAAATGTAGGATCTTGTCCATCTTCAATTAATTGAGAAGTCGCAGCCTGTGTAGCGTTAGTAAGAACTCTGCGTTGCTCGTTGGTTATGTTCTCAAGATGGCGCATCCCCATGCTTGCAACAAAAGGATTAAATGACTCATAGAAAGATGAACTCAGATAAGACGAGTCACCCATTCTTGCATTGGCTTCCTTACTAAAAGTACTAGCCAAAACATCAAAGTGGCTAGAGTCCTTAAAGAAGTCCGGATTTTGGGCTGCCTGATCGTTGTACCGCTGTTGAAACTCAGCACGAGCATTCAGTCCTTCGATGGCTCCACTAGCCTGTTGAGCGCCAATGGAAAGCCACGGGTTCTCAGCAGGATTAATTAGACCATCAGCAACCAACTGCTTGTATGACTTTTGATTGCTGTTAACAAGGAACTGTCCCTGTTGTATGTCTGCTTGGTTTTGATCCTGCTTAAGAGATCCGGCAAACCGTGCAGCAGATACCGATAGGTTGCTGAACGACTCGCTAAACATCAAAGCAAGTCTTACCGATTGCTCATCATACATTTGAGCAGCCACAGGCGCGGGTTGCACATAAGTGCTGACAGGTTGCGCCACAACGCCGAGAGAAGGATTAGGTAGAGCCATAGTTGTATTTCTGTTATGGTCGGGCTAGAAGTGGAGGTGGAGCAGGAACACCGCCTGTGCCTACGCCGGGAGGTGTCTTGTAGGATCCCAATGCACCGTAGACGCTGAAGCCTGTACTGATGCCGTTCATAATACTTGTCGCAGGAGACACGGTCTGCACAGGAGGTAGCGGAGCGGGAGTACCTGCGTTAATAGCAGCCTCACCACGGGCGTAGATACCCTGAGCATCCATTGAGAACTGCTGTCTCATGTTGTCCTGAGTCCGTACATAGGCTGATTCGTGTTCAAGCACATCACGTTCAAACTGCTGATGAAGCAGGGTAACCGATTGTCCTGTAATACCTGCGCGTCCAAAGGATACAGCAGATGTTGCAGAAGCGCTCTTAGCGGCACGGGAGATACCCTCTAGTTCAAGTCGGGCTGCGGCACGGGCTTGAAGTTCGCGCAAACCCAACTGATCAATCTGAAGACCTACATCCTTAAGGACGGCTTCCTTGTTGTTTTCGTAATTCTGTTGTCCTGCAACTTTCAAACGCTTACGATAAGAGTTTTGCTCGTTTGCTGCTTTATTCTGTGCAGCAATGCCTACCCCGGAGGCTACGGCTCCAATCCCCAAACCAATTGATATAGGTTCACACATGATTCAAATCCTTAAATAGATTTCACAATAGGACTTTGGTTTATGCGACAAAACTCAACAAAGGGGCGGCGTTCAACACCATATGTTGGAAGTATACGAATAAACTTAAACTTAAGCCATTCCAAATAACGAATGTGGTGGGTATTACGACAATCTACCGCATTCATCAGGATTGGGTATTTCTCTTGAAAAGCATCAACACAAGCAACGGACTTCTTTAAGAACCCCACGGCAAGCACAGACACATCGTCTGTCCCTACGCACCAAATCTGTGCCGCAATAGGGGACTCCGTAGGGGCAATACCAAAAAGTCCGCATGGACGCATGGTCTTTGTTTCAAAGAATGTATAGGCTTCTATGCTGATATCTACGGCGTCATGTAGCGCCTGTAGTGGGTACTTGCCGCTTCCTGCTTGAATCTCCAAGCGATCCGCAACCCTCAGATTGAGGGCAATTGGGCGTATATCTTCACGTTGTGTGGGATAGATTGTAACCATTTAGTTACGCGCCGAGCGCGTTTCATACACGGCTTCAAGTTCAGCGGCAAGCAACTTACAAGGAAAAGGCGAATCGTTAATAACGCTTACCGTTAGGTTGTCATGCTTTGAATACAGGGGAAGCCTAAAGGTTCCTGAAGTCGTCTGAGGAGTTCCTAGAGTCATCAAACCTACCGTGTTGGCAGTACAGAAGTACTCGTAGGGATCTTCATTCTTCATGGAGACCAACACCTTGAAATAGCCTGTCTCAGCATATTGAATAGACAAGTAACGCAGTTGGTACCTTCCGGAAACAAAGGCGCTGCTGTTGTTGGCATCTCGTAGGTAGAAAGGAGAGAACGTGTAGTTCATACTGTACTTAGTACCAATCCAAACCTTCTGATCGTCCCATTTACCTTGAACGGTGATAGTGGCTTGTACTGACGGTGTGGCACCGGAGTAGACCGTTCCGGACACAACAGGAATTACATAGCCTGTGGAAGACACCACCTGAGTTAAAGTAGAACTATAACTTAGGGGTTTCGGCAAAGTAAAGGTCGTTTCTTTAGTGTTGGTATTGTAGACCCCTGCGTTTCCGGCGCTAGTTGCAAAATACACACGTTGATCTAGGAAGGTTATGGTGTCTACTCCGGATACCAAGACATCGGTGGTTCCCAAGCCCACTTCTATCTTTTCCAAAGTAATCCAACTTGTAGTTGAAGTCTTTGGGCGAAGAATTATCGCATAGAGGTCTGACTCTACAAAGCCTACCCACACAGGACGAGCCTTTGCAATGGCAGAAGAGTCGTTGAAGGTAAACTTAAACCATGCTGACTGCACCTTCTGTCGATCCGATAGGAAGTAACGGTATCCGTACATATCCCCATCAGAGACCACAACATTAAACGTGTCATGTGAAGTGGCAGCAAGGCAGGTCACAGGACCCTTAATGTACTGTGGCACTCGACTAGTCAGTTCATCTGCAAGATAGGCGCCACTAAGAGCAGGTTGCGGAACAAGTTCACGCATCCCCACATAGGCTCCGTTGTTGTAAAGAAAGAAAATAGAGTTGGCGGTGGGTACGGGCTTAACGATTGAAGAGGTGTTTTCAAATTCGCCTACAGGTACAAGACTGACGGTGCTTGGTGTAAAGACAGCATCGGAGCGCAGCGCAAGTTGACTTGTTGGTGTGAAGATAATCAGATCTGTGTTGAAAGGAACGGCAGCCATAACCTTACCAACGCGAGGGCTACTTGAGGCGATATCAATAGGATCCGAATCTGAGAGTTGTGTTGCTGATTCTTTAAAGAAGTTAAAGAACTCGCCTACACGACTGAAGACAAGGTTTTCACCTGATAGGAAGCCTAGGCGATTTTGGAAGAAGACCATGTCTTGAATCTTGCTTCCCGTAAAGGAGGGAAAGGGACAAGTTGTGTCATCACCAATATACCGCTGTTCCCACTTAAAGGCTGTATAGTCAGCCCCTGCCGCTACTCCCGTAGTTCCTGTAATTCCGTCTGCTTTCTTTAAAAGAAAAGTATTGTCAGACTGACGAATCAAAACCAACGGCATAGTACCGTAGTCCCACAGATACTTGAGACCCGGAGCAAGCGACTCTTCCCATACTCCGGGACCAAAGGTACCGTTTTCTGCTACAAACTTTACCCAATAGTCATCTGAAGTTTCTTCGGGAACGCCTTCAATCTTGATCATGTAGTTGTGCGGGGCTTCCGGAGGAAGATCTTCAAAACGCGCCGTTCCTTTTGCGCCTCCAAACGAAGCAACTCCGGCGTTACCAATGGAATCCCCTACACCAAGTTTAAAGTCAATAGAACCTACAACGTGAATGGTGTTGTTGTATAAGGCGCTTCCGCTGTAGTATCCTGCGGCAGTATCAATTCCGGATTCGGTGTTAGTTCCGGTTCCGGTATAGAAGCCGCCACTTGCAGGAGTTCGGGCTTGAATAGAGTTGGCTCCGGCGGTGAAGTTCTTTGTAGTACTACTAGTAACATTTCTTAAACGATAGGTACCAACACCTCCTGTAGAAGGCACGGAACCGTTTACACCAAAGCCTGTGATTGCCTGTGTCAAAGATCCGGCAGGGGCTCCTCCGTTTACTCCGGATGTTCCTGTAAGGATAGAAAAGATTTCAAGACCAATTTGTAATGGTGCTGTACCCGCAACGGTAACAGTTAAAACATCATTTACAATAGAGCCAACAATACCTGTGGATACAACTGTTGCTGCCGGAAGTGCGCCACTAAATAGCGCATTAGCCACATAACTCGTACCATTCTCTCCTGTCGAGGCGGTTCTAAATTGGTACTTTGTTGCTGCAATTAACGGATCTACGGGAACTATGTTTACAAGGAATGTGCGGTCATAGTTAGATTGTTTAATCCAAATCAACCGATTCTTGGTTGGCTCGGCAGGACTCTGTGTAGATAAAGTTGAAGAGGCGGCTGCTGTTTGAGTGGTGTTTAAAATAAAAGTCAAATCACCAATCGTAAGGGCTTTACGTTGATAATGAAAAGCAGTTCCTAGACTAGCCCCCGCAGCCACGGTTAATGTCTGTCGCACCCCGGCAAGGTTATAGACGGCAGGAGTCCCATCTTTCAGCACCACAAGAACATAGCGCTCTGTTTCATCGCGCTCAATTAGGTGTACAAAAGGAGACTCTGTATTGTTAGCCACGAGTCCGGCTCCGGAAGCATCAGTAATGAAGGCTAGATGTTCCGAAGGCGCCCTCTTTAGCAAACCTTCTACCGCCGAAGGCACTCCATTCTCAAGTACTTCGGCTTCGTTTGTAGCCCGAATAGCAGGGGGCTGTTGGCTTACTCCACCGATAAGATTAGGAATGCTAGTCGTGATAAGGGGCATTATTAGTAGATCCTGTAAGAGCCTTGACGCAGGAACGGACGAATGACGCTTTCACCTTGGAAGATGTTGTAGTCGCCAACTTCATTCTCGTATTCAGTCAACCGGGCTAGAGCGGTGATTTCATCTTGCATCTCAAACGCATGAAGCGTAGAGGAGCCTACTACACGATCTTGAAAGATACGGGAGGCGCGAATCGTAATGTACCGCTTGGCAATCTCAGGCATCTCATCAAAGTCTAGCAGGGTTACCTGTGTGGTCGTTAGAGCCTCTGTAAAGGCGTAGGACGAGGTCAACCGATTGTACAGACGATTGCCACGGATCACCACCTCAAGGGCAACTGTGTCCGATGTAGGGGCAATATCGATTCGTACAATGCTGTCGGAGATGTAGAGGAACCCGGTAGTTGTCTCAGGGGTCATCACCACATTCTCATCGGTATTGAACTGCCACCCATAAGACAGGATATCGCGGGTGGTTTCATCTAGGATGGTTTGAGCAATCAACGAGTCTGCGCGTTGGGCTGCCAACGAGTTAACAGGTGGCTCTCCAATCGCCGAAAGCATCGTGTTGATTGCCTGTAGTTTATTTGTTTTTGTTAGAGCCATTCTAGGATCCTAGAAAGATAGACAAAGAAAAGAGAGGGTGGAACCCAACTTAGGGAACCACCCTCTCTTAAAAACTAGTAACTCAATTAGGCAGTCAGTCCGGTCGAAGAAGACTGCAACTCAAAGCAGCACTCTTCGCGCAGGACGTTGTGACCCATTGCATACTTAGCCAACATCAGCGTACCCATACGCTCCATGATGTAATCCGTCTCAAGCGACAGATCAAGCAACTTCACCGTTGCAACTGCTTCACGGTGGAAGATGATTCCCTGCGTGACTGCGTTGGAAGTGGCGTAGTTGATACCGGAGTACTTAAGGGAACCACCGTTTGGGTTATTGCGTACACCACCATTGTTGTGAACGCTTGAACCGCTGGTTTCATCACTTTGTGGAATGTGATTGCTCTTCATAATACGGATACCGTAAGCAGAAGCAATCTGTCCCGTTGCAATCGAACCGTTGTCCGGGGAGAAGTCCCGGTTAATTGCATCGCTGTTACCACCGAGCAGGGTGTAGTAAACCGCCGGAGTCACAACAGCAAACCGTTCATCGTTTGGCACGTTGCGCTCATCCATCTTCTGAGCCGCAGTTGCAAAACCTGCAAGAATACTTGCAGAGGTCAGCGTGTAGGTGGTGGTACCACAAGGAATCTTTGCACCAAGGTATGCAGCATCAGATCCCGCAAAGCGATCCGTAGTTGCACGAGCGCCACCGATAACGGTGCGAATCAAGTTCTTGTCTGCAATGTAAGCCAATGATCGACCAATTTCAGTCGAGTAGATTGAGCGCACATCGTAGTGATTCTTCATCTCATCGATATCTGCAACGAAAGTTGAAGACACGAGAATATCGTCAATAAAGACGGTGCGCTCGTTGTGCTTGAACTTGTTGAGATACTTGGAAGTCTGAGCAGACGAATCAACAGGAACGGTGATCTGATTTACGTTAGTACCGGGATTGGTGGTACCACCAAAGGCTGCGGTGGTGTTGACGCCCTGCGAAAGAACAGACTCGCCGGGGGTGTGGTAACCTGCGTTTGCAGTTCCGGTTACAGGGAAGATTGCGGACTTACCTGTCTGAATCGTGCGAACACGATGGAGAGGCATCATGATGTTAGCCTTTTCAAAGGTCGTAACAATTTCGCCGCTAAAGATCTTCAGAAAGAGTGCTTCGGTATCAGAGCCTGAGGCGTTAACTAGACCAAGGCGTGACGGGTCGGTATATTGTCCCATAGTTGTAGTTTCCTAAATTAGTGAATGATTAGATAGAAGAGGAGTTTGCTGTAACGCGCTTAGAGTTCTCCCTCGCAAGGGGCTAGAAGCAGTCATAGCAGTTTATGCATAATCCATCTAAAATTATGCACAAATGAAAAGAACCCCATAGATTTCTCTATAGGGTTCCGGTTAGAGGCACCACTCAGACTTGTCGTCAGGGTGCAATCTCCGGCGCAATGCCGGGTTCTTCAGGCACATCAGCAGCCCACCATCCGGCGGGAATTTCTACACGATTAGCCGACTTGATCTTTGTTCCGTCCTTCTGAACTACAAACACTCTTGCCGTCACAGGCTCCGCTAGTTGGACGGGCGTCCCCGATGGTACGAGCAGCACGGAACTCCCGCACCCGTTGAGCAAAACGCTCCCTAGTACCATTAGCAGTTGGGTCGGCTTGTTTAGCATATGTTTCCTTGGAAACCATCCGTTCAAAGAACTTCAGTAGGGCGGTGACTAACTCGCCTACCCAACCCCACATTAGGGTTCAACCTTCTTCGCAGCATCCTTCGCAAGGATCAAGCCTACACCCGCGGTAATTCCGGCAATCACAGTTGCAATGTCAAAGTTAGTAGCAGGATCTCCATCCAAGAACGCTACAACAGCGGCTGAAAGCACAGTAAGAATGGTGGCAATACCAAGGGCAGTAGTCTTAAAGTCATGTGGCTTCTTCATCGTGATCCTCCAAATGCGTTAGAAGTAGAAATTCGGCGTTCAACATCAGCGCGATAAGCAGGATCCTTTGAGTAACGTGGATCGCTCATTGCGTTAACAATCTCAGCAACACTACGGAAGGTACCACCGCTTTCGGTCGTAGTACCACCCTGTAGCAGCCGTCCGGTCTTTGCCATAGAACCATTGGTCTGCTCATATCGGGCTTTGAGTCCGGCAATAGCCATTTTGATGGTAGCCGTATCTCCGTTTTCCATAATAGAGTTGTAGGCGTCAACGTGTTCCTCAGGAATGTTGTTCTGCGCCCAAGTCACCAAGGCAGCATACTGCTCTTCGCCTCCGGCAACTTCCATAATGCCCTTAAGATTGGTTTCAGCAAGAGCCTCTTGTCCGGCGATATAGGCACGAACAGTTCCCTCAGGAATCCCAAGATTCACAATCTCTTTCAAGGACTCTTCGCTTAGGGTTCCTGTCTTTGCAAACTCATCTGAGTAAGCATCAAGGGACTCAAGCGACTTACCCGAAGAAGTCAACTTGGTTTCAAGCGAGGCATAGGCAGCAGCCAACTCCTCAGGCTTCGTGAACTTCTCAGGGAGCCACTCAGGGCGTGTTTCAGCCTGTTCGGCTTCCTGAGCAGCCTGTGCTACGGCTAGGGCATCTACTTCGTTATTAGAAGTGGCGGTGTCGCGGACAATGTCAATCTGTTGGTGGTTACTCATTGTTGTGGGGTTTGTTGCTTCTCAATAATGTTTCCGACGGTCTTTCCGGCTTGCGGAACTAGTTGCTGTGCTGTGGCTTGCTGTTGCGCGGCTTCCATCTCACCCTGAATCTGCTCTTCAGTCTTCAGCAAGCCCGTAACATCAATTCCAAGACTTGCAGCACGGCGGTTCAGGTATTCTCTGAAATCAATATACTGCTGAATACCTCCGGGACCGAGAATCTGTGCAATACCTTGCAAATAAAGATCCAAACGGCTCAAATCATTTCCACGACCAAGAGCATCAATGCCCGTAACGATTGTGGGAGTGATGTACTTCTTTTCAATCTTAGGCATCTTCTTAGCCTTCGTCAGCCGATCCATCATTCGGTGAACCAAAGGCAATTGGAATTCCTGAGACAGGATGCTGTAGATGCCACCAAGTTGTCGCTCAATGCTCTGCGTGACGAGACGAATCTCTTCGGCAGTTACACGTTCTGCATTACGAACTGAGGCTTCAGTCAGCAAGAAGGCGTAGGAAAGGCGCTCGTTGATGGCACCCATCGTTTGCAAAGCAACACCAAGATCTGCGGACTTAGCCACCTGAAGCACCGTAACGTCAGAAGCCATTCCTTCAATAATCGCTCCGTTAGGCGCCTTTGCCAACTTGGAAGCACGGGTAGTACCGACAGGGTTCACGAGGAAAAGCACCTTAGCAGACGCCGAAGCGGCTTCCACGATACTCTTGGACAGGCTTTCCAAAGACACCAAGTCACCAAAGTACTGCTCTACATAGCCACGACCGTAGTCCTCGCCGTCCACACGATGCATCCGCAAAGCAAGGAAGGGGCTGCGTTCGATAGGATAGATCATATATGATCCGGGAATCTCCATTCCACCCACTTCTTGGTACACCTCGACCCGCTCATCGTCCATGACATGGCAGCAGGTATACAAATCCACGGTGTCTTCAAGAGAGTTTAGGGTGGTCTGAACCGCAGCCTGTACTTCCGGAGGAAGCATTGCAGGAGCAATGGTTTCCTTTAGGATGACCTTGCGGACGTTGCCCATCGGATCCCGCTTGACCACATAACGATCAAGACGAATGACCCGCATTGGACCTTCGTCAGGGAAGTACAAGAGCGTGTTGCCGCCGACAATCAACTGCTTTACGGCTTCAAACAGCGGGACACGAATGCTCAGTCCCTCAATCTCCCGCATAATTAGCCGCTCCATTTGCGACAGACTTTGCTCTGTTTCGCTTTGTGCGCTAGGAGAGAGTTGTTTTAGATTCTTTACGGCTGCCTCATCAATCACAAAACGAAAGAAGGGCGAGTTGGGAGGCAGGAGCGAAAGCAGTAGAGCCGAGGCTAGATTGTTGACACCCCGTGCGCCCACGGATTGATATGGAGTAACAAACTTACGGCTACTCTGATCTCCTTCATCCGGAAACAGGTGTGGCAGGGTCAAACGAGCGCAATCACGAGCGCGTTCCAAATAGGTAAAACGCTGTGCTGCGAGTTTAGAATATAGTTCTTTTCCTGACACCTAGGGCTCCTGTTTATTGTTAGCGACCAATGCGTAGCATAGCGCGTCCGCTTGATGCTCGTGAGGCTCTTTGTGCTGTTTTCTGTTTCAACTTGTTAGCCATGCGATCTGTGCTTGCTACTGAAGGGGCTCCTGCAACTCCTGTGGCTGACGGGGTTCCTGTGGTTCCACGGTTAATGTACTCTTGTTGCGCTGCTTTAAGTCGTGCGTTGTATGCAGCAGTCGATTCGTTTGCCTTGCCCAAATCAGAAGCCTCAAAAGCAGCCAATTCGGCTTGTTGACGCTTTTTATAGGCACTAGAACCTTCTCTAGCACTCATTCCTTCACCGCCACGCAAACGCTCAAGTTTAGTTCGCGTCTTCCCTGCGTTTGCGGGGTCGGCTTTCCACGCCCGATATGCCGCATTATCTCGCTTATAATAGGCTGTGTCGGATTCCATATCGGTATACCGTGTCAATTCAGACTTGAACGGATTAACGATGTTTCGAGTTGGAGCCACAAAACCCGCAAGGCGGGGATCAGGTTTAGCCTGTGGAGTACACATCAGTAACCCGCTTTCTTAATAAGAAGTTTAGCGTTCTTCTTCATAGGTTGTTTCTTGGCAACTGTTAACTTTTTAATCTGCTTCATTTAGTTTGCTTTCTTAATTACAAGGCTAGACTTACCCATAAACCGCAGCCCACGAGCAACCTTGAGCCGTCCTGTGTTACTGTTGGCAACCGTAGTTTCCGTATTCTTGGGTTCGGTATAAGTGGACTTAATACCCAAACGATTAGCCGTATATTTCTTAAGCCCCCCTTTGTTTAGCATTGAGGGGTCACGGGCAACTCTAGTCTTTGTGCCGTCTTCGGCATATGTCTTTCCTTTTGGAAACACATCGGAATAAAGTTTAACTTTAGGAGTCTTCGGTGTCTTTGGAGTCTTCGGGGTTTTAGCCGTAGGAGCCGCTGATGCGCTCTTTTGTTGAGCAACATAGGCAGCCTGATTAAACCCTACAATAGGAACGCCTCCACCGCTTTGACCCATTCCGGCAAAAGAAATAGGGGCTTCAGGGGTAAGAGCAGAAGTTTGGCTTGCCACAGCAGTCTTCTTAGCCTCGTATGCCTGTCGATCCCAATAAGAAGCCATGTAGTTTCCCCTTTTAGTCTAGAAGTGACTCGTTTTGATCATTGAAGACACGCTGTAAGTGCAAAAACACCGCACGTTGTCCTGCCTGAAAGTAGATTTCTTGGACGGTTTCCCCAATCTTGGCGCACCGCTCCGGGTACAAATCAGAAAGCACCCGAAGCAGTTCTTCAGAAATAGGAGGAAACACGCTATCCTTAGATATGTTATTATTCATCGGTTTCCTTTGCACTTTGGATAAATGCGTATAGAATAATGACATAATTGATCATATCGAGGACGGTGTCCCGCAAGGCTTCATCCTTAACCTTGAATTCCCCGGTGGTCAGGAAGGTGGAGAGCCGGGACATCTTGTCCGTCAGGCGCACCATGATCCCGGACTCCGTCTTGCAGATCCCCATAGACTCACAGCGGGTGAAGTTCAGGAAGGGGTGCTTATCGTCCTTCCCGCCGCTGTAGTCATGGTTCTTACGCTCAGAGAGCGCACGGGCTTCATCACACAGTTCCTTATGCATTGCTAACAGTCGAGTACGATTCATGGCGTCCATAGCAGTACCTCCTTTGTTTCCCAATTGTATTCTTTGTGTCGTAAGATTCGCGCACAACGCGCTTGAGTCAGAGCAAACTCTTCAGTATAGCCGTTTGCAATATAGGCTTCCAAGACTTCACTCCACGAGTCAGTCTTAAGAATCTTTGCAGCAGTCACAGGACCCACCCCCGTAATGCCGGGATACCCATCGGTCTTATCCCCGGTCAGGGTCTGCATCAACCAATTGTGGGTGGCTTCTTCTTCGGTAATCAGACGGGGAGCCTCATCCTTATCCGGATTCCACAACAAGCCGGGTATGGTGTTCAGGTCTTTGTCTGCGGAAACAATAACCGAATCACCATAAGTTCCCTCTGTCTGCAAGATGCCAATTATGTCATCTCCCTCTAGGTTGGCTTCTTCACGAACAACATATCTAGTAGAAAGCATTTCCTTGACAGGCTTGTATCCGCAAGGTTTACGACAGGCTTTGCGGTGGCTCTTGTATTCAGGGTAAACGTCTTTCCTGAAGTTGAACTTTCCGGTAAACCCTAGGACGCAGAACTGAGCATCTAGAGTTGCCATATACTTTTGAATAGTCACATCGCACAGATGCAAGGCTTCATTGATATTA